AGCTTCCTAAAAAGTCTATGCTAGATTTTTGTGCTGAGAGAGACAAAGAGATAGTGGCGTTTATTGAGATGAAGCATAGAAACAAGCCTAGTGGGAGCTACCCAACGTATATGTTATCATTGGCTAAGTTGCAAGCTGCAAAGAGATTGCATGAAGATACTGGCAAGATTTGTTTACTTGTAGTTCAGTGGACTGATCTACTAGAAATGGTAGACTTAGCAAAATGTGATTTTCGTATAGCAATGGGAGGCAGGACTGACAGAGGAGACCCTCAAGATATTGAGCCAGTGGCTCATATTCCCTTCTCTGGGTTTGGTCTAGTTGGAAGCGATGGCAAGACCTGAGCGTAAATTTACAGAAGACGAAATAGACGAGATCAAAGAACTGGGTCCGGTATTAACTCACGACCAGTTAGCAGAGTATTTTTCTATAACTGCCAAGACCTTACGAGAAATTTTCAAAAGAGATGAAAGAGTTTTTACCGCCTATACGCAGAGTAGAATGAAGGCGGGAATGCTTGCTGTAAATACATTAAAAGATAAAGCAATTATTGATAAGGATTTCCCAAGCTTAAAGCTCTATCTTTCGCATACAATGGGATGGACTGAGAAGTCTAGACAAGAAATTACAGGCGCTGACGGTGGACCTGTAGAAGTAGACCAAGACGTAAATGTAACCATCACAGTTATTGGCGCAGATGACTGAGGAGGATTTATGCCACTCAAGAAAGGTAGCAGCAAGAAAACCATAAGCAGTAACATCCGTACAGAGATCAACGCTGGAAAGCCACGCAACCAAGCCATAGCAATCGCCTATGCAAAAGCTCAAGAGAAGAAAAAGAAAAAGAAGGCTGGTCCGAAAGGCGCTACTTACGCCTAATGGACTATAACCTTACAGTCATCAACAAAGAAATCGGCAGACTTGCTCAGTCTACGGCAAGGTTCGTTATCCTCATTGGCGGCAGAGGCTCAGGCAAAAGCGTAGGCATAGCCAATATACTTCTAGCTAAAGCGATGCAAGGCAAGAAGACAGCTTGCTTCAGAGAGTTTCAGAGCAGTATGCAGGACAGCGTTTACTCTTTGCTTTGTGCAGAGATAGAGAGGCAAGGCCTGCAAAATATGTTTGAAATACAAAGTAACCAGATAAATTTTCGGAGGAATGGTGACACAGCTTTTGTGTTTAGAGGGTTAGCCAGATCACCAGAGAATGTGAAGTCCTACCATGACTTTGACTTCTTCTGGGTAGAGGAGGGACAGAGCCTTAGCTTTGAAAGTCTCAAGGCGTTAACTCCAACACTACGAAAAGAAGGTAGCCAAATCTTTATCAGCGCGAACCCGCGCAGTAAGAACGATGCATTCAGCCAGAGGTTTTTTAATCCGTTCGAGAAAGAGCTAAGGAGAAACAAGCATTACTCTGATGACTTGCACTGTATCTACTGGGTTAACTACGACAAAAACCCTAAGTTCCCTACGGTCCTAGAAGATGAAAGGCTGCATGATAAGAAAAGTATGTCAGCAGCTTTGTACAAACATATCTGGGAGGGTGAGTTCTACGATGAAATACAAGACAGCCTGATAAGTGTCGAATGGTTCGATTCGGCTATTAATGCTCACGATAAGCTAGGATGGAAGGGAGAAGGCGCGATTATAGCCAGCCATGATCCATCTGACACAGGTGGTGACTCTAAAGGATTCTGCGTTAGGAGAGGAAACCAAATCCTAGATATCAGCGAGATGGTAACCGGAGAAGCAGCAGACGGAATGGATTGGGCGTTGGACAAAGCGTTAGAGCATAGAGCGGATTGGTTTGTCTGGGATTGTGACGGCTTAGGTGTTAGTCTTAAACGGCAAGTGGATAGCGCATTGGCCGATAAGAACGGTATAGACTACTTCATGTTCAAAGGCTCAGAAGCTGTAGAGGAGCCAGAGCAACCGTACACTGAAGGCGGCAAGACAAAGAACAAGACTAACAGAGAAACTTTTTTTAATAAGAGAGCGCAATATTGGTGGCGGCTCAGAGATAGGTTTTACAATACTTATCGTGCAGTTGAGCGTGGAGAATATGTAGACCCAGAGGACCAAATTAGCTTATCCTCAAGCATATCTAACCTAGACCAAATCCGGTCAGAGGTTTGCCGCATACCGTTAAAGCGTAGCAACACTGGTAAAATACAGATCATGTCTAAGATAGAGATGGCAAGAAAGCCTTATCAGCTACCATCTCCAAACATGGGTGACGCTTTGATGATGGCTTGCTACAGGCCTAAGACAAAAGCAGCGCCCACTAAAATTAATTTTGCAGGATGGAATGACTGATGAAATATAAAGACAAGCCTTACTCCTCAAAGAAATACAAAGAGCACGATTACGTCTATGACCTTCTAACCAAAGCTCAGAATTCAGATCAAGATATGAGAGATCAGGCTAGAGAGTGTGCATTGTTCTTAGACAAGAGAGATGGGCAATGGGAGCCTAAGTGGTTAAGTCAGGCAAAGAACGAGAAAAAGCCACGCTACACTTTTGACATGGTCAATCCTATTGTGGACCAAATCTGTTCAGAGATAACTCAGGCAGAGTTCGATGTAAAGATTGCGCCTGCTGGCGGTAGTGCTACTCAGTCCATAGCTAACACCTACGATGGAATCATACGCAACATAGAAACCATGAGTGACGCTTCAGATGTTTATGCAGAGTCAGCCAGAGGAATGGTAGTGGGCGGCTTTGATGCTTGGAGAGTTTCACAGAAATACATTGATGATGATTCTTTTGAGCAGGACTTGGTGATTGAAAAGATAGGCAACGCTATAGATAGAGTCTTCTTTGATCCAGCAGCCGAGAGACAAGACAAGTCTGATAGCCGTTATTGCTTTGTGTTACACGCCATAAGCAAAGAAGAGTACCAGCGCAGATGGCCTGATGGTTCAGAGGAAAGCGTATCGGAAGGCAGAGATGGTGATGCTTACTACGATAAGGCTGAAGTTATTGTTATTGGTGAGTTCATCTATTGTGAAGAGTCTGATAGAGAGCTAGTCATGTTTGACAATGGTGCTGTGCATGAGGCTGACAGCGAATTGAAGAAGGTGGCTGATGACTTCAAAGCAATGGGAATCAACGAGATACAAAGAAGAAAGCGAGTACAAAAAACAGTTTGCAGTAGATTCTTTGACGGAAAAGATTGGTTAGAGGATAAGTCGGAAACAGTGTTTAGCAGAATGCCTGTTGTCCCTATCTATGCCAACTACAGAATTACAGAGAACAAGTCTATCTATTGGGGTGTAGTAGAGAAGCTGCTTGATCCTCAAAGAGTATTGAACTACTCAGTAAGCAGAGAAATTGAAGAGGGAGCCTTAGCACCTAGAGCCAAGTTTATGATGACACCAGCTCAGGCCTCTGGGCATGAAGATACTTTGGCTACTCTGAACACTAACTCTGATCCTGTGCAGTTTTACAATGTTGATCCAGATGCTCCAAACCCTCCACAACAGGTAGGAGGCGCAACAATTAATGCTGGACTTAGAACAATCTCTGAATCGATGCGTGGCATGATTACTTACGCTTCAGGAATGTATGCATCAAACATGGGAGAAAATGCTGGACTACAAAGTGGTGTAGCTATTGAGCAATTACAAAACAAGGGTGACAACTCTACGCTCAAGTATTTCAGCGCCTTAGAGACAGGCATAAGAGCAACTGGGCGTGTATTGGTAGAGGCTATCCCAAAGGTATACAACACAGCAAGAACGGTTAGGATTCTTAAAGAAGATCAAACCTATGATGTAGCTCCGATTAATACGCAACAGATTGACCAACAAACAGGAGAGGTTGTAACTCTGAATGATCTGTCTGTTGGTGTTTACGATGTAAGTGTAAGAGCTGGAGCAAGCTTTAAGAACAGACAGAAAGAGACAATCGACACCATTATTGAGATCGCAAAGATTGATCCTACTATCTTGCAGATTGCTGGTGATGTCCTATTAGATAATGTTTCTACTGCTTCAGCAAAACAAATCTCTGACAGAAAGAGAGAGCAGATGCTTTCTCAGGGAATGATACCTCAGTCTCAGATGACGCAAGACGAATTAGCGGCTATGGCTCAAGCTCAACAACAGCCACAAGAACCTGATCCAGCTTTCATAATAGCTCAGGCAGAGATGGGTAAAGCTCAGGCAGAGCAGTTGAGGGCGCAAGTAGAAGCTCAGAAAGTGCAGAACGAAACTATGCGTATACAGATTGAAGCTCAGAAGATGCAGAATACATCTCTAGTAAATCAGGCAAAGAGTCAGGTAGACATCTTTAATGCTCAGACTAGCAGGCTCAAGGTAGAGGTAGATGCTGAGAAGGCTGGAGCAGAGATAGACAACACTGATGTTAAGACCTTTGGTGAAGAGATAAAGAACCAAAGAGAAATACAAGAGATGAATAACGAGAACCGCATGAGAAGCATGAGTACACCAGACCTTATGAGAATTGCTAATCGTGGACGATAAGTTAAAGCAATACTTTATT